GATATAACTCTAGGTATAGAAGCTTCCAAAGATAAAACAGTAAATGGTGTGCTTGTAGAAGGCACTCCTTATGATACTAGAGATACCATCAATAGAATCAAAACAAGATACAATTTTCCAAATACAGTTGAGGGTGATAAACAAGCACTAATTCATTTTTTTAAGACTGTACAAGATAGTGTTAAAAATAAGGATGGTAAATTTAGTGCTGATGATTTAGAGTATCTAGAAAACGAAGCTTTATTTTTTGATAAAGGTCAGAATAAGCTAGTAGTCTTTGATGATCTAAAAATAGGTGACGGTTCATTACAAGAAAATATTAAAGTAGATAATGCAGATGCACTAAAAAATGCACGACCTGACATTCAAGCTCTTGATAAAGCTCGCTATGATAACTTTATTACTCAACATTACAATCCAATGTACAAAGAGGCTAAAATAGACGAAGGTGGTACGTTTTCAGCAGAGCAGTCTACTAAGCTTAGAACAGCTTGGGAAACAGACGGTGGTAATCCAGCGTCGTTTCCTGTAGAACTGTTGAATGTAGAAAGCAGAAACTATACAAGTAATGCTTTTGGAGAACAGCAGTTTGGAAAAAGTAATTCAACAACACTACCCGGTATCAGTGACCCGTTAATTATAAGAGCCGTAACGGATTTAGAAAACGGATATTTAAAAGCATTAAACGCTGACGTTCCACAGGGTGAACCAACACTTCGTATAAAAGATTTAGATGCTGTACAAAGAGACATTCTTGACAGAGCAAAAGGTGAACTTATAGAATCTTTAAGAGAAGAAAAAGCTATTACTGGTAGCTTTACTAGCACAACTGTAAAAGATCGAGTTGCGGCAGAGCTAGATAATATTGCCGATGGTGCTTATGACCCTAAAGACTACGGTACACAAAATGCACGTATAGAAAACTTTGAAGCATATGGTAACAAAGTAGCACAAGATAGAAGCATTTTAGATGGTGAGGAATACATAGGTATTTATGAAAAAGGTGCTTTAGGCGAAGGTCTATATGCCATGATAAATAATCTGCGATTACCACAGTACTGGATTAATGTAGCAAAACAAACAGGAGATGATCCTACTGCGTTGTTAATGAGAAGACTAATAGCTACAAAAGGTTATAATGAAGAAACCAAGCAGTTTTTACTTGACAAAAGTCATTATAAATTAACTAAAGAAGAACGTGAGCTTGTAGATCGCAACCCATCAATTAACAAATCAATCGCTTTATTCTATACCAAAAAAACTAAAGGTCAAGTAGCAGATCTAATGGATAGTGTTAGACCTGTAATTATGGTAGATGGTAAGCCACAAAAGGTAGGTGACGATCACTATTTACGAGATAACGGACAAAGAGTTTTTACAGGAAATAACGGTACTTCTATGTCTATAAATAGATTTATCAACGGAAAAGGTTTTTATCAAATAGGACGCTACGGATTTAGTCAGCAAGATTTAAAAGATATTAAGGCTTACGCATTATCCAAAGGCCCTGAAAATGCTCTTATAGATTTTGATGGTGAGTTTACTGAAAATATACAAACTCAAGCCGCTGCTATTTTATGGAAACTAAGAATTGAGCAAAAGAATGGTACACGTGGTTTTGATACTGGTGATGCTCAAACTGGTACTCATAAAATGCCTAACTTTAGTGAAGCAGATATTGAGTTATTAAATGAGATATTTCCAAAGTTAAAAGATGCAGACTTTTTTGCACACTGGGCATCACATTCTGATGACCTAAACAATATGTTTCTCAGTGATAAAGAAGTTGAACGAGAAGCTATAGCTGAACGACAAAACTCTATAATTACTCCAGATATAGTAACTGAGTTTATTAACAACAATAGAGATAATAAAAACAATAAGTATAAAGCTACAGTTGACGGTGAGCTTGTTAACTTTAGAAAAAAAGACGGCACACTTATATCAGATATTAAGTTTACCGATCTTAACAAAGCAGCTCAAGAAAAATTACTTGATGAACAGGGTCTTAAGTTCAGAGTCTTTGGCGACCAAACTGAGATTATAGAAAAACGTAAACCAATTCCAACAACACAGAAACGGAGAAGATAATGAGTCAGAAGTTTGAGGTAGAACTAGAGGACAACACAATAGATGACCTTACACAACAGGCTCAGAATTTGTCCGACTCCTACAATCAAAGACGACAAGAAGAAGCTGCTCGAAAAGAGCAAGTAGAAGAAGAGCAGCAACAGGCTGAGGATGTACAATTTGACCCACGTAACGCAGATACATGGGGTGCAAAAGCCTTTATCAAAGAAGGCCAATCAATTATATCAGGCGGGTTACAAGACACCGCCTCTTCTTTAGCAACATTTCCAGAGCGTACAATAGATGCGTTATCTGGTGCGATGCAAAGAGAACGTCAAATGACAGGAGAATACAGGCCAGATTGGACACCGTTCAATGGTTATGATAATCCTATAGAAACTAAAACATGGTGGGGCAAGCAACTAAGAGGTCTAGTGCATTTTGGATCTCTTGCAGCTGGTACAGTAGTAGCAGCAAAAGGTGCAGTTGCAACTGGAATAGTTACAGTACCAGCAAGTTTAGCTGGTCTTGCTAGTAGCAGTGTGTTACGAGGTGCAGCAGTCGGTGCTGTATCTGACCTTATATCTAAAGAGTCAGATGAGCAGAACGCTTTAGCTGCATTACGTGACAGATATGGTTGGATAGATACACCACTAGCTACAAAAGATACTGACCATCCTATTATGATGAAACTTAAAAACATCGTAGAAGGTATGGGTATTGGTATAATATTTGATGGTGTAGCGTATGCACTTAAAAAAGGTGGCGATACAGCTATAACACAAATAACCAAAAGAAACAAAAGCTTAAAGGATCAGTCCTTACAGGCTGGACTTGCACAGCTCCGTAAAGGAGAAGCTGAGTTTAGAGCTGACAAAAACGCACCATTTGCAGAACCACACCAAGGGGCACACGTATCAGAGGTAGAACCACAAGTGGCTCGTGAACAGCTATCCAAAACACGTACAGATTGGGGCTCAGAGGACGGTTCAACAGGATCCGTTACAACACCCATAGAACGAGAAAGGATAGCCTTAGAGGGCGGCACAGACGACGCACAGGTTGAAAGAATTATGCGTACTCTGATGAGTAGCGAAAAGTTTGCAAAAGAACTCGAAGCTGCAAAAGGTGATAGAAAGAAATTAGTATCAATATATAGAGAGTCCATCGAAGCACATCAACGAATCACACAAAACAGAAACCCTATTGAGATGTCTCCAGAAGAGTATCTAAAAGAACTGTTTGAAACTAATGACGTTATTGATGGTGTTGAAGTGTGGACATCTAAAAACGTAGCTGTAGCTGACCTAGTAGTAGGAACATTGCTCAAGCAGTTACGTGACACAGGTATTGCTGGTAGAGAAATAGCCGACATAGTTGATCTAGGAGCTGTAGACGGCCCTGCTAAACAGATAGTTGATACTATGCTAACTGCACTATATCAGACTAAGAAAGCAAGGTTTGTTAAGTCAGACTCATTTAGAGCATTAGGTGTAGGTAAGAAAAGAAAAGCAGCACTAGAAGAAGTAGTTACAAAAGATGTTGCAGATACTAGAGATCAAATCCAAACTATTCTAAACATTGCAAAAGATGATAAGAATGATGATCTGCTAAACGCTTTGTTTGAAGCTTTTTCTATGATGAAAGATATACAGAGTCTTGACGACTTTGATAACTGGGCAAAAAAAGTACTTAAAGGTGGTAAGTTAGATCCTAACGGCCCAGACCGTACAGGTGTTCTTATACGTGAGCTAGAAGGTGTAATGACTAATAGTATACTATCTGGCCCTAAAACACCAGTCCGAGCAATTATGGGTACATCTACTGCAACACTGTTAAGACCTCTTGCTACAGCATTAGGATACGGACTTAAAGCTCCATTTACTGGAGACATACGTGGACTTAGAGCTAGCTTGTCAACAGTCAATGCTATGATAGAAGCTATACCAGAATCGTTTGAGATATTTAAAAACAAGCTTAACTCTTACTGGAAAGGTGATATAAGAAACGTTAAGACACGTTATGCTGAATATACAAAAGGTGACGACAACTGGGAAATATTACGTCGTTGGGCAGAAGATAGTGGTAGAGCATCAGCTGGTGATGTAGCAGCATTTAGACTTGCTAACATGGCACGTCAAATGAACAACAGCAATATGTTAACATACTCTACTAAGCTTATGGCTGCGACTGATGATGCCTTTGCATATATCTTAGGTCGTGCAAAAATGCGAGAGAAAGCTATGCGTAGAGTTCTTGAGCTACAAAGCAATGGCATACAGACACCTAAAATTACAAAGGAGTTGATGAAAGCCTATGAAGATGATTTTTATAGTCAGGTTTTTGACTCTGCTGGTAATATTACGGATGAAGCTACCTCGTTCGCAAAGAAAGAAGTTACACTTACTCAAGAGCTTACAGGTTTTGCTAAAGGTCTAAACGATGTATTTACAGCTACACCGCTAGCCAAACCATTCTTTTTGTTTGCTAGAACTGGTGTAAACGGTCTTGCACTAACTGGTAAGTATACACCCGGTTTTAACTTCTTAGTCAAAGAGTTCAACGACATTGCATTTGCAAATCCTAACGATTTGGGCAGTGTATCTAAGTATGGTATTTTCACGGCAGAAGAGCTTGCTAACGCTAGAGCTTTACAAACAGGCCGATTAGCTATGGGCTCTGCTGTAGTATTTATGGCTGCACAGGCATGGATGCGTGGTGATCTTAACGGTAACGGCCCAGTTGACAGACAAAAAAGACAGCTATGGCTAGATGGTAAATGGGAACCAAGAACTATTCGTATAGGCGATGTTCGTGTAGGTTATGACCAGTTTGAACCATTTAACCTAATTATGTCTACGATTGCTGATGTAGGTGATGCAAGTCACTTAATGGGTGAAGAGTGGACAGAAAATGAACTAGGTAAAATATCATTAGTTGTGGCACAAGCTGTAACTAGTAAATCATACCTAGCAGGCATACAATCTTTTGTAGACTTATTTGGCGGTAGACCCGGACAAGGCCCACGTATTGTAGCTAGTTTGGTTAATAATACTGTACCTTTAGCTGGTCTACGTAACGAAATGGGTAAGTTATTTACACCATACATGCGTGAAATAGGATCTGGTATTAGACAGTCGGTTCGTAACCGTAACCTAATTACTGAGTTAGCTACCAAAGCAAACCCTAACGCTGAACCACTACCTATAAAGTATGATGTGCTTACAGGTAAACCTATTAAAGATTGGGACTTTTTAACTCGTGCATATAATGCTGTAAGTCCTATAAGTCTTAACTTAGATCAAAGTCCCGGTAGAAACTTTCTATTTGATAGCGGCTATGATCTTAGACAATCTACATACTATGCTCCTGACGGTACAAACTTAACAGATAGCCCATCTATAAGATCTAGATTTCAACAAGCTATTGGTATACAGAATCTAGAGCTAGCATTAGATAAGTTAGCTAAAGATCCAAGAGCCATAGCGTCAATGGAGGAAATGTATAACGACATTAACTCAGGTAGACGAGGAGACTTTAATGCAAGAGATTACTGGCATAACAGAGAAATAGATAAACTTTTTAGAAGAGCTAGAAGAATAGCTTGGGCTAATATTAAACGTCAATCAGACATACTTAGACTACGTGAAGAGCAGCAAGCGAAGAAGTTTGAACAAATTAGAAAACAACGTAGCACTGCAAACATCCTCAACATATACAAATAAATGGCAACAACATTCGTAGATTACACTGGGGATGGAAATGCGACTAAGGCGTTTTCTTTTCCCTCAATACTAGAATCTGATATAAAAGTAACTGTAGATGAAGTATTAAAATCATCAGGTACACATTACAACATCACTGGTTATACAACTACTGGTGGTGGTAATGTAGTTTTTACATCAGGTAATATACCAGCTAGCCCTGCAAAAATACGTATATCTCGTGATACTGGCGTAGATATAGCACGGGCTACATACACAGCTGGATCGTCAGTCAAGGCAGCAGATCTAAATGCTAACCATGAGCAAGTTTTATTTGCTTTACAAGAAGAGCAAAATGTAACTAACTCTACATCTACTGTGTCTGGACTAATGTCCGCAGCTGATAAAGCAAAACTTGACGGTATAGAAGCTGGAGCAACAGCTGACCAAACAGCAGCAGAAATCAGAACTCTTGTAGAAAGTGCCAACGATAGTAATGTATTTACTGACGCTGACCATACTAAATTAAATAGTCTTGGCACACTTAGTGCTTTATCTGATGTTAATACAACAGGTGTAGCTAACGGAAAAATATTAAAGTACGACAGCACAACATCAAAGTTTGTTATAGCTGATGATAGCGGAGGAGGATCAGGAGGATCTAGTACGTTTGCTGGCTTATCTGATACACCAGTAAACTTTACAGGAGCAGCTGGTAAAACTTTAAAAGTTAACTCTGCTGGTAATGCTATTGAGTTTGTTACTGTTACAACTCCTACTCAAGATATTGTCGATGACACTTCACCACAACTAGGTGGTAATTTAGATGTACAGGCAAGAGAAATCAATACGAGTACGACTAACGGTAATATAAAACTAAATCCAAACGGCACAGGTGTTGTAGAAATCAAAGGTGCAGGCGGTGCAGACGGCACACTACAACTTAACTGTTCAGCAAACAGTCATGGTGTCAAAATTAAGTCACCACCTCATAGTGCTGCACAAAGCTATACACTGACATTACCATCTAACATAGTAAATGGTCAGTTTCTAAAAACAGATGCTAACGGTAATCTAAGCTGGTCAGCCGCAGGCGGAAATCAAAGTATAGCAATCAATACACTGTCAAGCTCTAGTGGCACAGGCGGTGGTAGTGCAACCTTTAACGGTTCTGCTACAAGATTTACACTATCAAACCCCGGTACAAATGCTCAAGCACATCTTGTTAGCATCAATGGAGTCATTCAGAAACCTAATAGTGGAACCAGTCCAAGCGAAGGATTTGCTATTGATGGTAACGATATTATATTTGCCAGTGCCCCTGCTAGCGGTGCTGACTTCTTTATTCTCACCCTCGGACTCGCAATAAGTGTTGCAACTCCAGCTGACGATTCAGTCACATCTGCCAAGATTGTAGATGGTACTATCGTAAATGGTGATATAGCTGATGATACTATTACAGAAGCTAAACTAGATATACATGCAGCACCTTCTGGCACAGACAAAGTACTTGGATATACGTCCAACGGTATGGAGTGGGTCGAATCAGCAGCCGGAGCTACAGGTGGTGGCACAGATAAAATATTCTGGGAAAATGGTCAAACAGTAACAACCAACTATACAATTACAAACGGCTACAACGCAATGTCAGCTGGCCCTGTAACAATTAACAATGGTATTGCTGTAACAATCGGTACTGGAGAAAACTGGACAATCGTATAAATTATGGCAATAACATTAAATGGAAGTGGTACTGCAACGGGCTTAACGTCAGCACCTAATTTAACAACTGGTAAAGTACTTCAAATAGTACAAGCAGTTAAAACAGACACGTTTTCGACTACAGGCGGTAGTCTTGAAGATATTACAGGATTAAGTTTATCTATTACACCAGCATCAGCTAGCAATAAAATTCTTATTACTGCAACTATTAATCACAGCGTAACAACTGTAGATAGATGGATGATTTTTCAACTTGTAAGAGGTTCAACTGCAATATTTAAAGGTGATACGGCTGGTTCAAGAACAAGTGCTACTATATTCAATAATATTGGAAACTATACTGGTGCAGGGGTTCATATTCAAAACTCACATTTTGAGTATTTAGATAGCCCTAATACTACATCAGCGACTACGTATAAAATACAAACAACAAGACAAAGTGATTCCTCACCTTATGTCGTTATAAATAGAAGCATTAATGATTCTGACGCATCTTATGGTGGTAGATCAGTAAGTTCTATCACAGCTATGGAGGTGGCAGCATGAGTCAATTAAAACTAACCGCAGACAGCGGTGGAGGTACAGTTGCTATCAAAGCACCAGCCAGTACAACTGGTAATGCAGCTCTTGATCTAACTGTACCCGGTACAGCGTCAGCTACACTGGACACATTAGGAAGAGCTGGTAATATTTTACAGGTAAAACAAACAGTAAAGTCTGATACAGCAAGTACTTTAAGTGTTAATACTTTTGAAGACATCTCAGGTCTAAGTGTAACTATTACACCATCAAGCACAAGCTCAAAAATTTTAGTTATGGCTAATTTGAAGTTTAGTACGGGAACTAACAGAAACATAACTTATAGATTGGCGAGAGGTAGCACTGCAATTTATGTTGGTGATTCGGCTGGTAATAGGATGCAAGCAACAGGTTCTATGCGTTTAACAGATGATGCTAGACATGATCTACAATCTGAAACAGCAATATTTTTAGATTCTCCTTCGACAACATCTGCGGTGACATACAAAGTTCAATGGTGTCAAGCATATTCTCCCAGTGCAGCAGCTCAGTATATAAATAGATCGCAAGTCGATAATGATGTTGATGATAGAAGTAGAACAGCCTCAAGCATTACAGTACAGGAGGTAGCAGCATAATGGCAACTTTAAACGCAACAAATTTAAAACATGCTTCCTCTGGTTCTAACAATATTGTTCTTAACGCAGACGGAAGCACAACTATAGCAAGTGGTGCTGGTAAGATTCTTCAAGTTAAAAACGCAATTAAAACTGATACGCAATCAGTAACTAATGATAATAATGGTAATTTTACAGATGTTACTGGACTTTCACTTTCTGTAACACCTAGTTCATCTTCAAATAAAGTTTTATTTAGAGGTTATGTAACATTATCTGGTGAAGCAAATACCTCTATGGCTATAAGGATTTTTAGAGATTCAACAGAAATAGGAAAGTCAACAGCAGATAGTACCGCAGCTAATAACAGTACTGCTACCTCTAAGGCTCTTAATGTTTCTACCAGCACAATAAAGAACCTTATGCACCAGTTACATTTTGAAGTTTTAGATTCGCCAAATACAACATCAGCCGTAACTTATAAAGTTAAGTTTGCAGAAACACATCTTCATAACCATCAAGGGACTACTATTTATGTCAACAGGCCACATACAGGTATGGGGTCAGATCAGCATGGTGTTATTTCATCAATTACAGTAATGGAGGTGGCCGCATAATGGCACTAACACAAATAACAGGTGGAGACGGAATCAAAGATGGTTCTATCAAAGAAGCCGATCTTAATATAGATAATACTCCTACAAATGATTATGTACTGACTGCTAAGTCCAGTGCAGCTGGTGGCCTTACATGGGCTGAAGCTAGTGCTGGTGCGGCAGGCGGTGGGTCGGACAAGATCTTTTGGGAAAATGGCACTACAGTAACAACTAGCTATACGATTACTAATAATCATAATGCTGGTAGTTTTGGGCCAATCACAGTAAACTCAGGAGCTACAATAACCGTAGGTTCTGGCGAGACATGGACAATTATTTAACATGCCGATAGTATTAAATGGAACAAGTGGAGATATATCAGCTTCTAGTTTAACAGGTGTATCTACAGGTAAAGTTTTACAAGCACAGCAGGCACTTAAAACTGACTCATTTTCTACAACTTCTACTTCTTATGTAGATATAACTGGATTATCAGTAAACATAACACCTTCATCAAGTTCAAATAAAGTATTAGTTGATTTCGTTATAGCTTGTGGAAATAACACAGGTACTCAAAATCGTTTTGATTTAGTAAGACAAGTTGGTGGGTCAGATACAGCTATTAACCCAGCTACTATGGATTCTGCAACTGTAATGTTTTATGTTGCAGAGAATAATACAGGTTATATGAGAGCACAAGTTACATATAGATTTTTAGATTCACCAAATACAACTTCGCAAGTTAATTATAGATTAAGAACTAAAATCTACAGTAGCAGTTACACACAATATGTAAACCGTGCTCATTATAGTACAGACGGTACAGGTTCTTCAGTTATTACAGTGATGGAGGTAGCAGCATGACCGTAAAATTAGTAGGCTCTACTTCTGGGTCAGTATCCTTACAGGCTCCAGCATCAACAACAGGTGGTGCACATAGAGTCTTAACTTTACCAGATGTAAACGGTACAGTAGCTACAACAACTACTGCTGGTAAAATACTTCAAGTTGTTCAAAGCACAAAAACTAATACTCAATCTATTCAGTCTCAGTCCTTTACAGATGTAACAGGACTATCAGCAACGATAACCCCCTCATCTACTTCTAGTAAAATATTAGTAACTTTTAATATATCTATTGGTTGTAATAACTATGGAATGATAAATCTTTTAAGAGGAAGCACTAATATTTTTAGAGGGGATGCTGACGGTAATAGAATACAATGTACTATAGCTGTCGCAACTTTGGCAGTTTATGAATGTAAGAGTTATGGAACTAGCTATCTAGATTCTCCAAATACAACATCTGCAACAACTTATAAAATACAAGCCGCTACACCATACGATCCGGGTTATTTTATTAAAGTGAATATGGCACACACAGATACTAACGCAAACTATCTTCCTCGTCCAACTTCACAAATAACTCTTTTAGAGGTAGCTTAACAAACAATTTTTTTAATAACAATGGCATTAGATCACGAAGCAATTTACTCTGCATATGCAGGCACAGTAGTAACAATAGACGACTCCGCTGGAGCGTTTGACAAAGACGGCAAGTCAGTAACACTTGATGCTGTCAAAGTAGCAGCAGCTCGTAAGTCACTAGACGATGCAGCAGCAGCAATTAAATATAAATCTGACAGAGCAGCAGCTTATGCCTCTATAGGCGATCAGCTAGACATGCAGTATTGGGACGCAGTAAACGGAACTACTACATGGAAAGATCACGTTGCAAAGGTAAAGGCAGATAACCCAAAACCATAGGAGGGTAAACAATGTCTCGAATAGTCGTAGACGCAATACGTAACTCGTCAGCCAGCTCTGACGGGATTACGCTTAGTTCAGATGGTAAGGTAGCGTTTCCTAATGGTGGTGCTGGTAAAATTCTTCAAGTTTTAGAAAACGTAAGAGTTGATGCCTCATCCCAAGTTATAAACACAGGTGCAACTTATGAACCTACTTTTTTAAGACAAAGCATTACAACTACTGGTAGCAATAAAGTATTAGTAGAAGGTTTTGTAAATGTAGGTATGACAGGTGAGGGAAATGGTATGCACGTAGGTCTAAGAAGAGACGGTAGTAATGTTGGCCATGGTGTCGCAAGTGGTAATAAAAGAACTTGTACAGTATCAGATTACCATGAAGATAATTACAATCTGGCAAATATTCATTTTAGTTTTTTAGATAGTCCCGGTGCTGGCACACACGAGTATCATTTACAATTTAGTCACTCTTCTGGTGGCAACCAAACTTTCTATTTTAATAGAACACCAGTTGATACTAATAGTAGCGGGTTTCCAAGAACTATCTCCCTAATTCGTTGTAGTGAGGTGGCAGCATAGAACTGCCTACCATCAAACTGCCAAATGCAGTGCAGTTGCAAACCCCATCATTACCTCTCCCTACAGCAGATGTTCCCTCATATCAACCTTTGGTCGTACCTCCGAGCAATCTACGAAGACCCGA